GTCTTCTTACTCTTGGAGCCAATCACCAAAGTTCCGGGGAAGTAGGAAGAGTTCAAGGTCTTAATATTCAATTAAATCTTGGTGATGATACTATTACTACCGGAAAGATTTATCATTTCAGCGGTATTGATCTTAATCAAGGGCTTCATGGAACTGCTAGTGTTCAAGATATTAGTTATTTAAATCTAAATGGTACCTGGAGTGCAGGAACTACGCATACTGGTGGATTTCAAGGTATTTTCTTAGGATCTCAGTTTTCAGGCACCGGAATGACAAATTATAATGGAGTTGTTCTTGCCCCCACCTTTAATAGCTCAATGGCGGTAGGTGCCAATTATTCAGGTTTATCTATTCAATCAAATTTTGGAGCAGCATATAGTTCAATTGACTATCATTCAGATTTAAATGTTAATCCTACTTTTAATAGTGGAACCACATTAACAACTTTTCAATCCGTAAATATAGGACCAAATCTTTTATCTGGATCTTCTATAGGAAGTTATATAGGAATTAATTTAAGTCCCAATGGAACTGGCGGAATAATTGGAAGTGCAGTTGGAGCTAGTATAAATTTAAGTAATGTAGTTTCTTCTACTCAAAAAATTGGATTGGTCGTAAATGACGGATCTTTTCAATCATATACCAATTTTGATACTGCTATACTTCCAGCATCCCCAGGCTTTTTCGGAATGAATTCTCTGGGAGGTCTTTATCATGTTGCATCTGGTAGTCCCACATCTAGTACTTTAGTAGTAGGTAATGGATTTTCTACAAATGCATTATTTGAAGATGATATGGGGCCAGATGCCTTTGGTGGGTTTCTAGGATTCTGTAATATTTTAGCAGCATCCCAAACAACCGTTGCTATCGGAAAGACTGTAGATACATTTACAGGATTAGCAGTAGGTGCATCAGTTCCAGGGCCTATTATTCCATTTGATGGTGGAACTATTACAAATTTGTCAAATATCACTGCCATTGGATGTATATCTCAAGGTGGCACTATTTCTGTTACTAATCTTTATGGATTTAGAGTTATTCCTGGATTTTCATCCTTAGCTACAAATCCTTGGGGAGTCTGGATTGGAGATACAAGTGCAGATAACTGGTTCGCTAAAAATGTAGTTATCGGCGGAGCTACTGGACAGCCAACTGGCGCATTTGAATTAGATGTCACAGGAAATGCAACAATAAGTGGAGATGTAGCATCGGCAACTTTAACTCCAGCAAATGGTGCAACTGGAACATTTACTACGGTGGATTCAAAGACTGTTACGGTTACAAACGGAATTATTACTAGTATAATTTAATCTCTCGGAGAATATATGAAATTTAAAGGAAATATAACAAATAAAAATGAACTTCCTTCTTCTAGTGAAGAGGGAGATATGTATATTATTTCTAATAAATTTTGTTATTATGTCTGGGAAACAAATAAATGGATTCTACATTATTTATTCTTAAAGATTTAATCTGTTAATAAGTATTATAGATAGTTTTACTCCATAATGGAATAAACTTACCAACAACCAATCCCGTAAGGGACGTGAAAGGAATCTATATATGGCCGATGCACCATCGTCTACACCAGCGACACCAAGTGCCGCTCCATTAGCAAATACTTCAACAACTACTCCTCCAGCCGATTCAGTAGGGTCTACTGCAACCGAAGCTGCGTCTGAAGTAAGTCCAGTACAAGAAGCACAACCTCCTACTCAACAAGAAATTAAAGAAGCCATTAAAAAATGGAATCTTAAATCCAATGGTAAGAACCGAGAAGTTGCTTCAGAAGCAGAATTAGTTCGCCTAGCTCAACTTGGACTTGGTGCACATGAAAAGTTTGAACAAGCCGCCACTTCACGTAAGAAGGCAGAAGCCATTCTTGAACTATTACAAAAAGATCCTCAAAAAGCTCTTCAATCTCTCGGGCACGATGTTCGTAAAATGGCCGAAGATTATCTTATGAATGAAGCCAAGAAACAAATGATGTCCCCAGAAGAACGACAAAAATCTGAAATTATGGCAGAAATTGACAGACTTCGAGCCGAAAAAGATGATTTGGTTAAACAACAAAGAGAAGAACGAATTCAAAAATTACAAACCAAATATGAAAGTGACATCCAAGATCAAATCATTAAAGCTATCGATACTTATAAGCTTCCAAAGAATCCAAAGACCGTTGCCCGCATAGCTGAATATATGGCTAGTGCACTTGAAAATGGTTATGAAGCCACTGCCGCAGATGTTGCGACTAGAGTACGCGGCGATCTTGAAGATGAACATAAATCTCTATTCAGCCATTATGATGTGGATGATTTGGTCAAGCTTTTAGGCGATGAACAACTTAAAAAGATTAGACAATATGAAGTTCAAAAGGTTAAAGCTAAAGCGCCTGTTGCTCCAACTAAAACAGAAGCAGTTGCCAGTAAACCACAATCCGATGATGATAAGCCAAAGAAGGGTTTATCCATGGATGATTTCCAAAAAGAGCTTGATAAGTATTTAAAATAATTTCTCCTGATACTACTCTCCTTTCTGTCGATGCGGCCCCTTCTTAGGGGCCGTTGTCGTTTAATAAGTAGTTTGTAGCCATAATCTGGTTACATAGAACTCATTTTCTAGCAATCATGGACGTTGAAAGACTATCCACTGAAAGTTAATCCGAAAATGATAATTCAAAATAACTAAAATCATTGTATTTAAATTTGTGTTGAAGTAGACATTCAGCGAATTTAAAACAATAAAATTATAATATTTTGAAAAGGAAAATATAAAATATGTCAACTCCAAATACAGTTAGCACACTGAACGGCCTTTTTAAGGAAGTTTATGCTGACAAAATCGAAAATTTGATTCCAGATGGTGTCAAATTACTTAAGCTGGTTCCGTTTATCGAAGCCGCTAAAGAAATCGGTAATCTTTACCATTAAAGGCTGGTGGTAATAAAATTCTTTCTAATTGACTTAGACCCCCTTTTATGATATAATGGACACTGAAAGGGAAATAAGGCGGAAGGCAAATAGCCACCGTGAGAGACTAAACGAAAGAACCCCGAAAGAGGGGATGCGATAGTCCGAGCTACTGATATAAAATAGCAGCAACCTTACGAGGTACGATGCATGAAAAATTATAAAGTATATCTAATTCGAGATAAACAAAAAAATATAGTCTACGCTGGACTAACAAAAAATACGTTAAAAATACGTTTTGATTGTCATGTTCGAAGAAGAAAGTTAAATAGAAAAGAATATTCTATTGAACTTGTTCAAGACTATCTTTCTTTACAAGAGGCTGTGATTTTAGAAGAGATGATGATTCAACAATATGATTTATTGAATAAAGGCTGGAATAAATCTCCTAAATCAATAAATGGTTATTCAAATTCTCACTCTGAAGAACAAAAGAAAAAATGGTCTTTAGAACGTAAAGGTAAACCTGTTAGTTCTGAACATGCCGCTAAAAATAGAGTTGCACGTTTAGGACAAACTAATGGTGAACATTGGAAGCATGTAATAGCTCAAGTTAAATCTAAGCCTGTTATGTGTGTAGAAACAGGAATTATATATAAAAGTGCCAGACAGGCCGCTAAAGAATTAAATTTACATTATCCTCGAATAAGTGAAGTTTGTACCGGAAAAAGAAAAACTACCGGCGGATTACATTTTATTTTTCATATGAAACAGTAGAAGCTAACAGAAATGATTAGCTCTTAGATTAAAATCTAAGTAACAAATTGCAACCAGTCCAACTATCCCACGAACACGGCATCACGTATGCCGCTGCTGACTCGGGAGCTTTCAACTTGCAAAATGCAGTTGCTGCTGTCTTCAAAGACGCTCAACTTGCTGGTGCGCAAATGTTGATTCGTTCTCAAATGAGTTATGAAGCTGCCGCCCGTGCCTCGAATGACAAGAAAGCTTTCGTCAAAGCTACTTCACTTATGGTTCAAAACATGGTGAACAGCATTGCGAAACGACTTGAAATTTCGATGTTCTATGGATCAACGAACATTGGTCAACTTGCTTCTTCTTCAGGATCTGGCGCTAGCAGAACCTTCACTCTTACCACGGCCTCATGGGCTTCTGGTATCTGGGCTGGATCTGAAAATATGCCTCTTGATAGTACGTCTGTTGCCGTTCCTACGTCAACTGGCGATAAGCTTAACACTAACGCCCAATTGGTTGTTACTTCTGTAGACCTCACTGCTCGAACCGTAAGCGTTTCGGGTAACTCTACTGACCTTACAGCCATTGATGCCGCCATTTCAACTGGCGCATTCCTTATTCCACTTGGATCACTCTTAAATGATGTGTTCGGTTTGGATAGAATTATCACTAATACTGGTACTCTATACAATATCAGCGCTTCGACTTATAACCTGTGGAAAGGTAACACTTCTAGTGCACAATCGGCCGCTCTTAGTTTCCAAAAGATTCTAGCTGCAGTTGCTTTGGCCGTAGAACGTGGTCTTGACCAAGACGTGGTTTGTATGATTTCTCCCAAGACCTGGGCGAACATCAGTTCAGATCAAGCTGCTCTTCGTATGTATGATGACAGCTACAAGACAAGCAAACTCGAAACTGGTGCTTCTGAATATTCCTTCCACGGACAAAATGGAAAAATCGATATCGTTTCTTCCATCTATGTCAAAGAAGGCGAAGCATTTGTATTCCCGCCCAAGCGACTTAAGAGAATTGGCGCGATGAATATCAGCTTCAAGATGCCTGGTCGTCAACAACAAGAAGATTTCTTCTTGGAATTGACCTCTTCTGCTGGATACGAACTGAGGGCTTACACCGATCAAACTTTGTTTAGCGATAGTCCTGCTAGACTTGTTAAGATCACTAATATCGTTAATTCGTAATTAGTATTCTAGTTAAATCTAGATAGAGAAGAGGAGGCACATAAAGCCTCCTCTTTTTTTTAGATTAATAAGTATTATAAGATCAATTACTTAACTTGTACTCTAGCATGGTGCTAGCTGCCTGTTCCTTCAGGTCCTGTTAAGTTCTAAGGAGTATATATGTCAAAAAGTCGATTAGTAATGGAAATCAATACGGATTTACCCATTGGAACCCTACAAGATATCTTGAGCGATAGTTCAAGCCGAAAACTTCCCTTTGCTCGCAAAGTAGAGAATTTCTTCAGAGCACTAAGTGCAGGAGCCAGAGCCGCTTCCGTCCTCTCTGGAGTAGTAGATAGTGGAGCTTCCGATGCCGTTGCTGCCTCTCAAACTGCTACCTTTTCTGGAGCCGCAACCGCTTTAGATACAGTTACTATTAATGGCGTTGTTCTTACCGCTGTGGCAAATGTTGCTACACCAACAAATAATCAATTTAGAGTTGGAACAACTGCAGCCACCGCTGCGGCCAATTTAGCTGCCGCAATTAATGCCAGTACGACCGATGCTCTTTCTGGAGTAGTTCAAGCTTCTTCAGCTTCAGGAGTTTGTACAGTTAGCTGTCTTATTGCTGGAGTTATTGGAAATACTCTTCCAATTGCCAAATCTTCTACGGCGATTACTCTTGGCGGGGCACTTTTGGCCAGTGGAGCTGGAAAACTTCCTACTCCAACTACGTTTAACTTTGGCAAAGCTTAATTTACCAAGTTAGTTTAAATAATAAGTATATTGCGGGGCTTATGCCCCCAATAGCTTAATACTTGGAGGCCATAAATGGCAATTTCCTTAGTCGTTAACGGCATAACATATGAATATCCTCAAACTTCAAATGAAGGATGGGGAACTAATGCCACTAACTGGGCCTTAGCTGTTACACAAAATCTCCTTCCAAAAGCTGGCGGTTTATTTGCCCTTACAGGTGATATAGACTTTGGTCCTAATTTTGGTCTAAAATCTGCTTATTATAAAACTAGATCAGCCAATCTTGCGGCAACTGGCAATTTTAGATTAGCAACTGCCGATACTATATCCTTTAGAAACTCTGGAAATACAGGAGATTTAGCTCTTGGAACTGGATCAAGTGATATAGCCCCAGCTTATGCAGGGGTTGATTTAGTTACAGTAAGTGGAACACAAACTCTTACTAATAAAACTATATCAACAGTTAATACAGGTAGCTATAATTTTACTTTTCCTTCTACGGCACCAAGTACAAATACATTCTTAGAATTTGATGGCGCCAACTATGTCTGGACCACAGCATCTGGATTAGGAACAGTTACAAGTGTAGGAATGACAGTTCCATCATTTTTATCTGTTACTCCTGCAAGTATTACAACTACTGGAACTTTTGCAGTAACTCTTGCTACTCAAGCGGCAAATACCGTACTAATAGGCCCTGCTACTGGTGGGCCACTTGCACCAACCTTTAGAGCTTTAGTTGCAACAGATATTCCAACATTAAATCAAAATACAACTGGTACTTCGGCAAATGTAACAGGAACTGTTGCGATAGCCAATGGCGGCACAGGACAAACCACAGCATCTCCAGCATTTAATGCTCTTTCTCCAATGACCACACTAGGAGATACTATTTATGGAGGAGCATCTGGTAGTGGAACAAGACTAGCAATTGGCACCCTAGGCCAATTTCTTACTGTATCTGCTGGCGGTATTCCAACATGGACTACCATCGGCGCGACTACATCAACAGTAGTAACAGTAACCACTAGCGCAACAATGGCTTCTGGAACAGATATAGAACTTGTAAATCAATCTGCCGCCGCCACTATTACTCTTCCAGCGGTATTTAATGGTAAAACAATTACAATTAAAGATATTTCTGGAACAGCATCAGTAAATCATATTACACTTTTAAGAGCAGGTAGTGCTCTTATTGATGGACAAACTCAATTAATTATTAACTCAGATTATGCCTCGGTTTCACTTATATCCGATGGCACTAATTGGTTTGGAATTTAATTTATGGCATTTGATTCACATCCACTGGCACAAAATAACTTCGGCACTTTCAACTATATTCGAAATGGCAACTTTGATAGATTAGATGCTTATAGCGCACAAGTGGCTGGACCACAAAACTGGAATGCATATAAAGATGCCGCAGCTACCACACCAAGCGATGGCACCGGCGGAAGTCCTACAGTTATTAATAATGCTATAATTGGCAGTGGACAACTTCGCGGTCTTAAATCTATGTCTATTACTAAAACTGGTAATGCACAAGGCGAAGGTTATAGCACAGATTTTACAATAGATACTGCTGATAAGGGAATACCTCTTACTATTTCCTTTGATTTTAGCTCAGGAAGTGCATATACTGCTGGCGATTTGGCAGTATTTGTTTATGATATTACTAATAGCACATTAATTACACCTTCTGTAAGTAGTCTTTCAAATGGTAGTGGACTTTTTCAAGCTACCTTTTTAGCAACAACTAGTACTAGTTATAGACTTATTCTACATTGTGCGGCAAGTAATGCCACTACAACCAACTGGAGCATGATAGTTGATAGTGTTAGAGTAAGCAATCAAACTCCTATTATTGCGGCAGCAATTGGAGACTGGGTTCTTACCAGTGTTATTGCAATTGAAGCTGGAGATCTTACAAATACACCTAGAAGTTTAGGTTCAACAGGTAGTACAACTATTTACATGCGACGCGAAGGCGATTCTGTTCGTATTAGAGGAAGTGTTGATTCTTCCGGCACTGGAAGATATTCAAGTGGAGTTGGTGTCGCAATTACAATGCCCGCAGGCCTTGTTATAGATGCTACCAAATGTAATGGCCAATATCCACAAGGAAACATGAATTTTAAATTAATTACAGCAGGTCCTACTTTTGAATATGGGAATGTTCAAGCAAGAGCAGATACAAATCAAATTAATTTTTTAGAGACAGATGGCTTTGGTTATCAAGATCTATTCTGGAGTAGACTTGCCGCGCCAACTACTAGTGGAGAACTAGTATTTGAAATATTAGCGCCTATTGTAGGCTTGTCTTCTAATATTCAACTTGCTAATAATCAAACTGAGTATGCTTTTAATACTGAACCAATTACTGCCGCTGGCGCAACAGCAAGCAATTCGGCCTATTTTGGTCATGGTCCTGAAGGTACACCAATTTTAGCTATTAATAGCACAACGGCATCTGCGGCAACTAGATTTCAAGTGCAATTTAATACTCCTATACAACCAACAGATGTTCTTAGTATAGAATTTAGAGATACGGCAGATAGTGCAAATAAATGGCTTCCACTTATTGGTGGACGTATAGAAAATACGACTTATGCAAATACTGCTATTTATGGAATTGATCTCGAAACTATAGCAGGATCGACCGATAAAGTATTAGTAGAGTTTGGTAATGCAGGACGTACTTCCAATCCTTCTACTTATGGAGGACTTAATGCTTCTGGATGGGCAGATCTTACTACTTGGAATTGGAGAGTAAGAAAATCTTCAGGTCCAAATGCCGTACAACTTAGTGGCGCAATTGTTGGAGTATCAAATGGTACGGATGCACAAACTGGATATATTGGTGAATATAAAGAAGCTAAAGTTCTTACTTATACTAACTTTCCAACACCATCAGGTACTTGGGGAGATTTAGGATCTATTGTTCTTACTCCAGGCGATTGGGATATTTCTGCGATAATTAACACGGCGATCAATGGCGCAACCGTTACAGGTATTGCAGTTGGAATCGGAACTGCATTGGGAACAAGTACAACAGGTCTAATTGAAGGGAATAACTATATCAATATAGCAGTTCCTGTCCCCACAGAAGGATCTGGCAGTTCAATAGCATCTTATCGTGTAAATATTACTACAACTACTACATACTATTTTAAAGTTAATGCTAGTTATACAGTAGCTACTCCACAATATGTAGGAAGAATTTCTGCTAGGAGAATGCGATAATGTCAACTCCATCTTTACAAGGATTGATTAGAGTAGTTAGAGATAGACTTCTTAAAGAAACCGATTTTACACAATTAGTCGATTGTCCATTATCTAATGATAAAAAGGCAGAATTTGTAACTTATAGACAAACTCTTAGAGACCTTCCTACGGCACAAAATATTGATGCTATGCAAAGTCAATCAGAAGTAGTCTGGCCCACAAAACCAAGTTAAGGATATAATGTCATCGACATTTATAAAATTAAATGGCCTCTGGATGATCCCAATAGGAGGAGGTCCAACTCCACCTCCATCTGGAGCAGGAAGAGCAGTATTTGGCGGCGGCGGCACCGTAATGGATTATATTGATATTGGAGGATCTGGAGGAGCGGCAACAACCTTTGGAAGCCTTCCATTATCTGTAGATTTTTTAGCAGCAGTCTCTAGTACAACTAGAGGTATTTTTGGTGGAGGTAATGTTACTGGTACGCCAAGAAATGTAATGAATTATATTACTATTGCCACGGCCAGTGCAAGCACTACTTTTGGTAATTTAACTCTAGCAAGAGATCAATTGGCCGGAGCATCTAATGCTGTTATTGGTGTATTTGCTGGAGGAAATTCAGTTCCATCTATTACATTATTAGGCACAATAGATTATGTTACTATTGCAACTATTGCAAATGCTAGTAATTTTGGCACTTTATTTGGTTCATATTTGGCATATCAACTTGCGGGATGCTCTAGTACAACTAGAGGTATTTTTGGTGGAGGTAATACGTCAGGGGGGGGATCTGGTACAAGTATTATAGAATATATTACATTTGCTACTAGAAATAGTGCTACTTTTTTTGGAGGCCTTACTGTAGCAAGACAGAATTTAGCAGCTTGTTCTAGTAGCACCAGAGGTGTATTTGCAGGTGGAAATACCGCCGGAGCTTTAACTGGACGTGTAACAACAATGGATTTTATTACTATTGCAACTACTGGCACCGCAACAACCTTTGGCGCTTTAACAGCAACAACAACACTACTTGCCGGTACTTCTAATTCAGTTAAAGGGATCTTTGGTGGAGGTAATACAGGCGCACCTTTAGCTACATCTGTAATAAGTAATATTACTATTGCCACGGCGGCGGCGGCAACTAATTTTGGAAATCTTACTGCAGCCCGATCTCGTTTAGCAGCCCTTTCAGGTAGCCATGGAGGTTCTGGAGGCGGAGTGGGCCCCGCGCCTCTTTCAGGAGTTGGTATATTTTCTGGAGGACAAGACGACTTATTTCTTTGTAATATAATTGATTATATTACTTTTGCAACTGTAGCTAATGCAACTAATTATGGAACTTTATCTACTCCAAGCATATTACTTGGGTCCTGTTCTAGTAGTACTAGAGGAATATTTGCTGGAGGACTTGATCCCTTTTCAGGTTTAACAATAGCAACAATAGATTATATTACAATGTCTCTTTTAACTAACACAACAACTTTTGGAAGTCTAATTGCAAGTAGAGCAGGCCTCGGATCGTGCTCAAATAGTACACGAGGTGTTTTTGCGGGGGGAAGTCTTTTTGGAAGTCTATCTTCTAATTTTACCCAAGCGATGGACTATATTACTATTGCAACATTAGGCTCGGCTACATATTTTGGAGATTTAACTCAAGAAAAAGCGGGATTGGCATCATGCGCAAGCCCTACACGAGGTATTTTTGCTGGAGGAACTGGCGGAACAATTGGTAGCGGCAGTGGATACTCTAGACTTGATACAATAGATTATATTGATATTACATCCGCAGCAAATAGTAGTTCATTTGGAGTATTAAGTCAAGCTAGAACTGTTCTTAGTGGATGTTCTAATGCGACAATTGGCGTTTTTGCAGGTGGATCTACTACAATTCCTCAAACAACGACAGATTATATTACAATTGGAACATTAGGTACCGCAACCGCATTTGGAGGCCTTACTGTTGCCAGAGACTATTTAGCAGCCTGTTCTAGTAGCACAATAGCGGTTGTTGGCGGAGGACGCGCAGGGGGGCTTGCCAGAGATACAATAGACTATGTTACTTTTACAACATTAAGTACCGCAACAACCTTTGGTGCCTTAACTGTAAGTAGATTTGGACTAGCAGCATGTTCTGATAGCCACGGCGGATTATAATAGGATTAATAGAGAGATATAATAAGTATTACAGGAGTCAAAAATGTCAGAAAATATATTTAATACACCAATCCTAACTAATGGAGTTATGACCTCCACTTTAACTTCAACAGCTATGGATTTATCTAGAATAGATGGCTATGCAATATATGCTAAATGGACCGGAACTCCAGTAGGAGATATTAAATTACAAGCTTCCGTAGATGGAACTAATTATATTGATTATCCGGGTTCAGATATAGCAATTACTGCAGCAGGCGATGCTATATGGGAAGTAACTACTGCATATTATGATAAAATAAGAGTAGTATATACTTTTACTTCGGGTACTGGAACACTTAATGTTCAGATAAATGGGAAAGGCGATTTGTTAGCCTAATGAGTTCAACTTTTATAAAACTAGGGGAAGGCGGATCTGCTAGCTATAAAGATGGAGTTAGCACATTAGCCAATTTACCAGCAACAGGAAATACAATAGGTGATGTAAGAGTAACCTTTGATACAGAGACTATTTATATCTGGAGTGGAAGTGCATGGGTTGCTGCCACAGGCGGAGGGGGTGGAGGAGTAACATCAGTAACAGCATCTTTACCTTTACATAGTAGTGGAGGTTTAACTCCAAATATTACTCTTAGTGGCGATGCCACGGACGCTCAACTTGATTTTGTTAGTGCATCAGATGCAACTAAGAAATTCAAATTTGATCTTAGTCTTTTAACAGCATCAACAACTACAACTTTACAACCACTTTTAACAGCAAATACAACTCTTAAAATACGACCTTTAGTTGATACTACAGGCAATATTATTGTCCAGAATAATACAAGTGGTCAAATATTTATTGGGTCAGATGCTACAATTGGCGGAGCTAATAGTGGGATTCAGTATTCCGATGCTACTACTGCAAATAGGGGACAGATAAAGTTACATTCTTATTTTGCAGGCACTTCTGTCTCAGGAGTATCAACTCTAACATCCAGATCTGGAACAGTTGGTATTAATAATGCAGTTGTTGCTGGACAAGATTATTCTAAATGGACAGCACAAGCTGCCGCAACTACAGTAGGCAGTGCGCCAATTTCAGGTACTTTTGCTTTTAAGGCAAATACAGTAAATAGTCTCACTGTTACATCAGATTTCCATATTCAACTTACGAATCTAGCAGGTACTTTAGCAGATAGACTATATCTTAGTAGTGAAGGTCTACTTCAATTACCAGGATATGGGGCGGGATTTGCTCAATTCGATGCCAGTGGTAATATTACATCAGTAGCGGGTAGTACTAGTTTTCCATTAGCTGCCCCCGAAGGATCTGCATCGGCACCATCTTATGCCTTTAGCACAACAAATAAAGGTATATATGGAAATGGAGCAAATAGCTTAGGCTTCGCAACAAATGGACTTACTGCAGGCAATATTGATGCAAATCAAGCTTGGACATTCGAAGGTACCATAATTACAAATTCAAGTATTCAAGTTAAAACAACCACAGTAGCAACAAATTATTCAGTTCTTTAAAGGAGAGATAAATGGCCGCACATGATAATGTAGTACTAGTAAACACATCTGGAGGCGCAAGAACAATCACACTTCCGGCACCAACAAATGGACGAGTTCTTAAAATTAAGGATTCAACTGGTAATGCAAATACAAATAACATTACTATTAATCCCAATGCTTCAGAACTTATTGATGGAACTTCTAGTAAAGTAATCAACTTTGCTTTTGGATCTGCAAGTTTAGTAAGTGATGGAACAAATTGGTTTTTAGATCATGATGATGCAACTACTGTTGGCGGAGTTAGTTCTATTGGAACTATCGATAGCCAAACCGCTTCTGCAAATGGTCTTGTCATCACTGGAAGTAGTCTTGTTGCCCAATCGGCTTCGGTTACAGTTCCTGGTCTTGTAAATAATACCACGCAGTCCTTCTCAGGCGCAAAGACATTTACTGGAGCTATTTCTGCTTCAAATCTCTCTGGCACAAATACTGGAGATCAAACAATCACTCTTACAAGTGATGTTACAGGATCTGGCACAGGGTCTTTTGCAACCACTATTGCGGCAAATGCTGTAACAAATGCCAAAGCTGCGCAAATGGCGGCAAATACAATTAAAGGTAATAATACTGGTAGTACGGCAAATGCATTAGATCTTACTACTTCTCAAGTAAAAACACTATTAGACCTCACTGGTACAAATAGTGGAGATGTCACTTTAGCTGCAATTGGCTCAACACCAAATGCAAATGCTGCTACCCTTTCTGGACAAGTATTAAACCTTGAACCAGCAAGCGCAAGTTTTGGCGGGGTTGTAACTACTGGAACTCAAACTCTTGCAGGTGCCAAAACTTTGACAGGAGATACTTTAATTGCACAAGCCACTGCGGCCATTGCAACTATTGGTCTTTCAGGATCTACAGCTACGCATCAAATCAATGGTGGATTACAAATCACCACAAATACAGTATCGAGTAACTATTCAATTAGTTAATGAGGATATAATATGGCCAAAGATAACTTAGTATTAGTAAATTGTAGCGGAGGGCCGATAACGGTTACGCTTCCTACACCCACTAATGGTAGACTTCTTACTATTAAGGACTCTACAGGAAATGCGGCTACCAATAATATCACTATAAGTCAAAATGCTAGTGAAAAGATTGATGGGGCTAATACTAAAGTTATCACGGCCAACTGGGGAGAAGTACAACTTCAGTGTAATGGAACTAATTGGTTTACAAATGCCCCCGCTTCCCCCAGTAGCGGTATGACTAACCCAATGACTACATTGGGCGATATAATCTATGGAGGTTCTTCTGGAACTCCAACTAGATTAGGAATTGGAACAACAGGATCGACTTTAACAGTTATCGGCGGCATTCCGCGATGGTATGATGGAACTAGAGCAGTTATTGGTGGAGGACAAGGACCAATTAATACAATGGATTACATTTCAATATCTACAACATCCAATGCTGTAGATTTTGGAGACTTAACTGTTGCAAGAAATTTATTAGGAGCTTGTTCTAGTGATACGAGAGGAGTTTTCGCTGGAGGCGACGGCGGAACTAATAAAGAAATGGACTACATTACCATAGCAAGTACTGGAAATGCTACTACTTTTGGAAATTTAGTAGTCAACGCAGAATATTGTACGGGCCTTTCTAATGTAACGCGGGGTATTTATTCTACTGGAGCTGCATCAACTACGAACATGGATTACATCGATTTTGCTACCATAGCTAATGCGTCTACTTTTGGGACATTGACGGTGGGAAGATATGGAACGGGCGGAGTGTCTAGCCCTACAAGAGGAGTTTTTGCTGGCGGATTTGGCGGAAGTAATAATGCCATGGACTATGTGACCATTGCAACCGTTGCCAATGCGACTACATTTGGAACACTTGGGACTGCTAGATTTATTTTGGCAGGCTGTTCTAGTGCAACAAGAGGTGTCTTTGGTGGAGGCGATGTATCTGGGACAGCTCAAGACATTATGGAATATATTACGATAGCCACAACCAGCAATAGTACTACTTTTGGAAATTTAACTTTTATAACCTTTGGACTAGCAGGAACTTCTAATTCTGTTAGAGGTATATTTGCAGGCGGGTACGATGGTGCCGCATATTTAGATACAATTGATTATATTGATATTGCAACAACTAGTAATGCCACTTCTTTTGGGACGCTAACTGTTACTCAATATGGCAGTGCGGCATGTTCTAATAGCCACGGAGGTTTATAATATGAAACATATAGTACAATACAAATTACATGGTGGAACTATTCCCTACTTTATTGAAGATGGAGGACATTTCTATAATAATGGTAAAATGATAGGACTTACAAAAGACGATGTAACTTGTTATGTTCCTCCAAGTAGTGAACTTATTACTTTTACGACAAAAGACGCTTTTATTGGATATATTATTACTTTAACAATAATGGCCCCTATGATTCCCGGTACTCAAAATGATACAGCATTGACTAATGATGAAAAAACAACTCTTGCTAGTGACTTCTGGGATGCCCGTCAATAATTCTGGTATAATATGGCTAAAGATAATCTAGTATTAGTAGACTCAAGTGGGGGTGCAAGAACAATCACTCTCCCCGCGCCTACTAATGGCCGTATTCTTATTATAAAAGACTGTACTGGAAGCGCCGCCACTAATAATATAACAATTAACCCTAATGCTTCCGAGCTTATTGATGGAGCCAGCAGCAAAGTCATTACATCTAATTGGGGCGAAGTACAACTTCAAAGCAATGGAACTAATTGGTTCACAGACGCCCCGGCCACCTCTTCTGCAGGCATGACTAACCCAATGACTACACTAGGAGATATGATCTATGGAGGTTCTTCTGGAACACCAACTAGATTAGCTATTGGAGCAGAAGGTAGTATATTAACAGTATCTTCTGGTTTACCAGTATGGGTTTCCGCAACAGTCGCAGGAAGAGCAGTATTTGGAACATCTTATCCTGGCGTCTCATCAATGGAGTATATTACTATTAATACAACAGGAAACGGCACCACATTTGGAAATTTATCTTCAGATGATGCCGGATGTACCGGGGTTTCTAGTAGTACACGAGGTGTTTTCTGCGGTGGATATAACGGTGCCTATGTAACCACAATGGATTATATTACTATTGCAACAACAAGTAATAGTAGTTCATTTGGTAGTTTGCTTGCCGCAACTCGTACTCAAGCTGGGATGTCGAATGGAACTAGAGGAGTAATGGGCGGAGGCGTAAATGATACTACCTCTATGGAATATATTACTATAGCAACCACTGGAAATAGTACTTCATTTGGATCTCTTACAACAACTTTTTCTGAATCTGCAGGAGTTAATAGTACAACTAGAGGGATACTTGGTTATAATAATACCATGGATTATATTACTATTGCTACTGCGGCAAATAGTACTTCTTTTGGAACACTTAGTACTACAGCATCCTATGCACTAGAAGCTTGTTGCAGTAGTACAATAGGAGTTTTCTGTGGAGGAGCTTCTGGAACAACTGTTATGCAATATGTTACAATTGCATCTACTGGAAATAGTACAACCTTTGGTAATCTTACTACATCAAGATATCAATGCGCGGGTACATCCAATTCAGTCAGAGGGGTAATTACTGGAGGCGCAACAGCAAGTAGCACTATCGACTATATTACTATTGCTTCTGCATCAAATGCTACTAATTTTGGAAGTCTTACTATATCACGTCAATATTTTGGCGGCCTATCTGATAGTCATGGAGGTATTTAATGAAATTTAACTTAATTAAAATAGAAAATCCTAAGATGGAACTTGCTAAACGGGCTAAAGAATATGCTCTTATGGCCAAGAATATACAGCAAAATCTTCCAATGATAAGAGAAGCCTCCTCCAACTTTGGTAAAACCCAAAGCCAGTTCATGGACAATTTCATGACAGTAAGCCATCCTACCCCTCTTAGGAATGCACGTCAAATCCTAGCAGAAGTCAATAAGTCTATAGAAGCCCTTAAAGAGGCCCAATATAACATGAATAAGAAGCAACTTCATATTCAACGCTTGGAGCGAGACCTACTCACTGAAACAGATGACATTAAACAGCAGGAAATAGAGCTAGAAATCGATTTCGAGACCTCTAAGCTCCAAACCACGATGCTTTATGTAGAAGGCGCCGTACGGGCCGTTACGAACTATACAGAGCAATACAAACAGATCCTTAAAAATGCCGGATATGATGAAATGTCCGAAATTGACTTTGAAAAGGAAGAAGAAGCCTATCATATCATGAAGGCCTTTGAACAGGGCATTTGTGCCGCCAGATCTAGAGGCGGCTCTATTGATGAAGGAAATCATATCTATTTCTCACAAATTGGAGTAAATGGCCAAATGGCTCAAAACTTCATTAATCAATTTTTTGCTCAAGAACAGGCCGCTATTCAAAAAGGGGCGGTACTCACTGCCAATTTCCAACGTGCCTTCTTGAAAGACATGGCCAATTTCTTTGCAGGGTGTTCTGCACACGTAGCTGCCGCCGCAGGAATGACCCCTTTAACCGAATCAGCTTTACTTAAAGGCAATAAAGACCAAGATTAATAAGTATTTAGAAGGCTTTAAACTGCCTTTAAGATCAATATATTGAAAGGATAATGAAATGATGTTTAATGATGAACAAGACCAACAAAAGTCAAAGATGGAGTCTTTGATGGAGATTGTAAAGCTTATGAAGCAACTTCAAGCCGAGCATGGAAATCCAAAATCCATCGAATTAGAAGTTCATGCCGAAAAAGAGCTTCCTGGACAACCAGAAGAATCTCCTGAACATGAAGCTGCCGAATCATCTGCCGAAGAGTCTGCAGAACATGCCCCAGAAGACAGTGAAGCGGAAGAATCTGCAGAATCGCCAGAAGAAGAATCTTCGGAAACTCCTGAACATGAAATGGAACTTCCTGAAGCTTTTAAGAAACTATTAGCGGAGCGATTAAAGAGATAATGAGTCTTACTCCAAGTATAAAGATAGGCGTTCTTAAAGGTTTATCTAGCAAAATGCGCTCGCCAAAAAGTCAAATGGATTCTTTTAAAGAACCCAAACTTAAGAGCGATTTTAATGCTAAACTTGAAAGAAAAGTTAATCCAGATTATGAGATTCATAGAAAATATAATCTCAATAAAAAACTGTATTAAATCTTCAAGTAGAAAGTGTTCTAAAAATGTCAGGTTTCAATTATACGACAGTAAATTTGCTTGCAGATATTATTAGGAAATCCTTTACTCCTATATCTCAAATAACATTTACTAATGCCGATCTATTAGATATGGCAGATGAAGAAATTCAGACCAGCATTGTTCCTTTCATTATGTCTGCTAGAGAAGAATATCTAGTAGACTATAAAGATTATTATATCGATGGAACAACTAGAGCATTTGAAGTGCCAACTAGATCAATTGGTGCCAAATTAAGAGATGTAACTATTCTTATCAATCCTGAAAATAACGACCAACCAAATGAACGGTCCTTACCTGAACTAGCTGCAGAAGATGCAGTATTTAATAACAACTTTAATAACTTTCTTAGTCTTGCGGCTTTCTTTATGCGAGACAATCAAGTTATGCTTACTCCAGCGGCGAGTTCATTTGCAGGTCAGACTTTACGTCTTTATTATTTCAAAAGACCTAGTAAGCTAATTCAAACTACACAGTGCTCACAAATTACAAGTATTACCAATAATACCTGTATAGTAAATCTTATTCCAACCGATTTTGGATCAGGTAATAGTATTACAATTACTGCCGATGTTGTAAAGTCTAATCCAGCCTTTAAACTTCTTACCATGGATATAGCATTAAGTATAGATTCGACCACAAATACTATTACTTTTCCTGCAGATTTAAGTACTTATAATATTTCTGTTGGAGATTATATTTGTCTGGCTAATGAAAGTCCAATTCCGATTCTTCCAGTTGAAGTTCATAGCCTACTCGCACAATCCGTTGCAGTAAAACTTTTGGCATCATTAGGAGATGATAAGAATTTTCAAATTGCTTCTGATAGACTTACTACAATGAAAAAAAGTGTATTAGAATTAATTTCTAACAGGGTAGAAGGTGCAAATCGTAAAGTAATTTCAAGATTCTCAACTTTCAACCAAAGTCCGTATAGACGTTTCTGATAATAGAATTTAATAAATTATGAAAACACAATTTCTAATTTATGCATCAAGAAAAACAGGATTAGATGATTCTTCAATACGGGATATCTTAGATTGTAAAAAGACTTCAGTTAAAGGTTATACTTTTAAAGAGTTAAAATAATATGGCCCAGAACCTTACAATCAAAAACTCTGGCCTCAGAACATTTCAAAATCAACTCTCTGAAGTAAAGCCTGGATCTCTTACACAAGGCGATAATATAGTTCTCGATCGAGAAGCAGTCATTGAGCCTCGAAGAGGATACAATCAACTTCCTGGCCTTCTTAGTAATACTTCAACAGATCGCGCCAGTCAAATCTTTCGCTTTGGCGACAATGTACTTTCTCATTATGGAGTATTAAATGTTCCTACTAAACTCGCATTTTATTCTCCTACTGTCACAATTACCGGCAAACAATTAGCTACTTCTAATGTTATTACTAATTTAGATTCAGTTGCGAATCTATATGTTGGCGAAAACATTACAATATCTACAGTAGAACAAAACTTCTCTGGATCAATTACATTAGGTAGTAATACTATTACAAATATTAATTCAGTAGTAGGTTTATATGTTGGACAATTTATAGGTGGACAAGGAATACCGGTAGGATCGACTATCTCATCTATATCAGGGGCAGGGCCGTATACTGTAACTATTTCTAATCCTATTACTTTTACAAATACCAATGCCGGACTAGTTGCATCCAATTCTAATCTTCTTGGATTTCCAACCATTACAACTATTACTACAGTTGGAACTACAAGTATAACACTTTCCAATCCTGCATCAGTTAGTAGTAGAACTTTTACATTTGTTCCTGCCGATGTAGATATAACAAATAACCAAATCAATGTTAATTTCCATGGATTAGTATCTGGAGAAACAGTTGAATTTACTTCAACTGGAACACTTCCTGGAGGCCTCACTGCCGGAGTTATTTATTATGTTACAACAGTGGCCGATACTTATTTTCAAGTATCAACTACTTCTGGAGGAATTGCGGTAGATCTTACTACACAAGGAACCGGAATTCATACTCTCACTGCTAGAAATTCAATCCAGGTTTATGGCTGGATAAGTTATTCTGGTACATATAATCAACCAGATACTACTACTAAACTTCGATCAGTAGAGGCTAATAATAATGTTTATTTTACCACATCAACTGGTATACAAAAACTAGACTCTCTCACTAGTAATATTGTCGCATCCGGTGCACCTAAAGGCCTAGATGGATTTGCAATACTTAATAATGCAACTAGTGGATTTATGCCGACTAATGTTCAAGTTGCATATAGAGTTGTCTGGGGATATAAAGATGCCAATAAGAATCTTTTATTAGGCGCACCAAGTCAACGTATAGAGATCGCTAATACCTCTGGAACAACTAGAGATGTCGATTTAAATATTACAATTCCGGCAGGCGTACTTACAACTTATTTCTATCAAGTATATAGATCTGGATTCAGTGCAACCGCAAATGATCCAGCTAGTGATGAAATGGCATTGGTATATGAAGCTAATCCTAGCAGCACGGATCTAACCAATGGCTATGTAACTTTTACAGATGAAACTCCTGAAAGTTTACGTAATGGAGCCGCACTTTATACATCTCCAAGTCAAGAAGGTATACTTCAAGCTAATGAACCTCCTCCATTTGCTAAGGATGTAACACTCTTTAAAGGTAGTACATTTTATGCAAATACAAAGACTAAGCAAAATTTAACACTTAGTATCTTGGCAATCTCTGGACAATTTAATGTATTTGGTAATACTACTAATGTTTCAGCCGATACCCCCACTACAGTTAGAAATTTGTCATATACTGTCACTGGAACACTTACCGCAGGAAGTAATCAAATAACTGCAGTATCGGACGTTTCATCTCTTTATGTAGGACAAACTATATCTGATACAACTAATCCTACATATATTCCAGCAGGGGCAGTTATTACTGAAATAGTTAGTTCTACAGTTATAACTATAAGTACAGCCGCAACTACAACTTCCGCAGCAAATACTCTATCAATTGGTTATACAGGTATTTCACTTGGACAAATTGTATCTGGTACAGGAATTCCTGCCAACACTACAGTAACTGCAGTATATGACGCATTTAGTAGTACTGGAGATATAACTAATACTTCTCCTTCTGTTATCAATATTCCTTCTACTACTTTATTTCAAGTAGGACAAATTATCACTGGAGTAGGAATTCCTTCTGACACAACTGTTCTTAGTATTGATAGTCCAACATCTATTACATTAAGTAAAAATGCAACAGCGACCACGACAGGACTTCTATTAAATCTTGAAGCAGGATTTCAGATTTCCAATGCCGCAACTACAACTGGAACAATTACACTAACATTTAAAAATGGCTCAGGTGGAATTCAACTTAATGATACTATTACAATAGCAGGAACAACTTATACCGCAAAACTAGTTGAAAATATTACCGCCAAACAATTTCAGATATTCGCACAAGGATCTCCTGCACAAAATATAGCCGATACTGCACAGTCTTTAATTAGAGTAGTTAATCGAACAACCGGACCAGTTCCAACAGTTTATGCATATTATTTATCAGGATTCGACCAACTTCCAGGTAAAATATTATTCCAAGAACGAGTCTTTGGTGGTGGAACATTCTACGCAACTGCAAGTAGCACATTGGCAGGATCTGCCTATAGTCCAAATCTTCCCGCAAGTGGAACATTAATATCTTCACAAAATGATGCATTTGCCAATGGACTTTATTTTAGTAAAACTCAACAGCCCGAAGCCGTGCCATTGTTGAATTTCACTAAAGTTGGCAGCGCCCATGCGGCCATTTTAAGAATAATTGCATTAAGAGATAGTTTATTTATTCTTAAAGAAGATGGTATTTTTCGACTTACCGGTACGGGTCCTACTAGTTTTATAGTAGATTTATTCGATGGTACCACTCAAATCCTTTCGGCAGAATCTGCAGTAAGTTTAAATAACCTTATTTTTATGCTCTCTAAATACGGTATTGTATCTGTTTCTGATACAGGAGTAACAGTAATATCTAGACCCATTGAAGATAAGATGCTTGATCTTTTTGAAACAGATCTTACTAAAGTTAAGAATTTAAGTTTTGGTATATCATATGAATCTGATAGAAAATATATATTCTTTTCTATAGAACAAGCATCGGATACAACTCCCACACAAGCTTATGTCTGGAATACATTTACTGAAACATGGACTAGATGGGCATTAAATCAAACCTGTGGAGCAGTACATCCTCAACAAGATTTACTCTATTTAGGAGATGCGGCTACTAATACTTTCGATATTGAACGTAAAACTCGTACCTATACAGATTATACTGA